CGCCCGCTGGCCGCGCTGTCGGGCGGGGAGCGCCAGCGGCTGCTGCTGGCGCAGGCGCTGCTGGGCGAGCCCCGGCTGCTGCTGCTGGACGAACCGCTGATCAGCCTCGACCCGCATCGCCAGGCCGAGGTGGTGGCGCTGGTGCGGCAGGTGCAGCAAAGCCTGGGGATCGCGGTGCTGTTCAGCGCGCACGAGATCAACCCGCTGCTCGGCGCGATGGATCGCGTGCTCTATCTCGGGGCCGGAAAGGCGGCGATCGGCCCGGTGGCGGAGGTGATCACCGGCCCGGTGCTGTCGGAGCTCTATGCCACGCCGATCGAGGTGCTGGCAGTGCGCGGCCGGTTCTTCGTGATGTCCGGCGGCCAGGACATGGAGCACGCGGCGCACCGGCACGAGGATGCGCACACCCACGCGGGCACGCCATGACACGCCTTCCCCGCGACGGTCGCGCCCCCTGCTTCACCTCTCCCGCGCGGCGGGAGAGGTCGGTTCGCGGAGCGAACCGGGTGAAGGAGGCGGCCTGCCCCCCCTCACCCCGCCCCTCTCCCCCCGCAAGCGCGGGGGGAGAGGGGGAAGGGCGCGCGCCTGCTCCCCGCTGTAGGCGGCCATTGAAAATCGGAACTGTCGCCATTGGAATCTGGAACTCGAAAAGTCATCTGAGAGCACCCTGAGACCCCGCTTTAACCGGTCAGGGTCCTCCCTCAAACACCCTCCCTGGTAGGGAGGGTATCCCTCCGCCCGATGCCTCGCCAGCTTCAGCCGCCGTGGTCAGCAGATCAGGGGATCGTCGCCGGCTGGGCGTAGCTCTGCCCCAGGCTCACCGCGGCGACGAAGTCGGCGACCTTGGTGGCGAACGCCTGGAACTCGGCAACGCTCGGGAAGGTGTGCGGGGTCCCGGCCTTGTCAAACCAGGCCATCGTGCTCGCGCCGCCGGGGAAGGTGTTGTGAGCGAGCGTGTAGAGCATCACCCCCGAGATATTCGCCATGGCGGCGGCATCGGTCGCATAGGTGCCGTCGAGCGCCGGCGTGCCCGCGCTGGTGACCTGCAAGCCGGCCGCGAGCGTTGCCTGCCCAGCCGCTTGCGCCGCCTGCTGCGCGTTCCAGGTCGCGAGCGGGAACGCCGTCAGCGCAGCCTGCGCCTCCGACTGCTGGGCGGTAGTCGCGGCCGGCGCGAAGGAGACGCGCCAGGTGGTCTGGTCGGTCGGGCTGCCGATCGACACCCCAAGCGTGCAATTGCCACAGGCCGCGTTGACGCTTGCCTGGACGGCCGGGGCAAGTTGCGCGTGCGCGGCGAGCGGCAGGAGCAACAGCGCGACAAGGAGAAGGCGGCGCATCCCTATAATGCTCCCCTGAACGTCAATCCGAAGAAGGGATTTCCCCAGAACATACAGGAGTTCGAACCGGTAACGTGAGCATTCATGGCATACACTTTGTGCAGCCCCAGGTTTCTCGGCACCTCTATCGCAATATAGATCGGTCCATTGTAGGGCGTCGGCAGGTAGATCTGGGATGTCGCCGGCGGGGCGCCACTGTCCGCGTCCACCTGCAAACCGCCGTCACAGACATCCCCTGTCACGACCGGCGCGGCGAAGCCCGTCAATCGAGCGGTCCCCTGCACGACGCGAAGCCCATCTACCCATGTCGCCGAGTTGGCGGCGCTCGCGTCGGCAGGCCCCCAAGTCGATGACGAAGTCCATGTTGAATTAGAGTCGATTTCTGTGCAGGCGAGAGCCACCTGGTTGTAGCTATTAAACAGCCCCAGCGTGCAGCCCGATCCACCCGGCGCCGCCACCGGCTGAAACTGCATCGTCGTGGCACCAGCCGCCGTCGCATAGAACGTGCCGAGATACGTCCCCTGATTGGCCGCGATCGCGCCCTCGTCGGTCGCGCCCGCATAGCAATGGACCGTCGGCGCAGCGTTGGTCCAATACCCCGTCACGGTCAGGTTCACCCCGACCGACCGCGCCGTCGTGCTCGACCAATCCGGCGCCGCGCACAGTGTCGCCGATCCACCCACATTGACCGCGAACACGTCATACAGCGCGCCGCTCGGCTCGTCGGTGGCGTTCAGCGCCAGGGACAGCTCGCCACCCGTGATCGGATACATCGCCGAGGCCGTGCCGTTGTAGATCGGCACCGCGTTCCCATGGAAATCGTCGTAATAGATCGTGGTCGCACCCACCACGTCCGCCGTCATCACGGGCGAGCCGCTGGTCAGCGTCAACCGCCCCTGCGGCGAGAAGATCGCCGCCGAGCCGCCACCGCCGGCGATCGTCGCGCTGGACTGCGCCGTGACCCGCCCCGTCGCGTCCACCGTGAGCTGGCACGATGTCGTGCTCGACCCACAGCTCCCCGCCGTCACGCCGCTGGCGGGCAGCCGCGCGGCGCTCAGCGTGCCGCTGGCGATGTTGGTCGCGTTCGTCGTGTCCGTGGTCGCGCTCGCCGCGAGGCCCGACACATCGGCCGCCGCCGGCTGGGCGAGCGACGGCACGCCGGCGGCGGAGATCCCGGTGACGAACTGATGCGCCACCGTCGCCACACTCTCGATGCCGCCCAGCGTCGATGCGCTCGGCGCCGGCAGATCGGCGCCCACCAGCGCGCGGAACCCCGGCACGCCCGCGCTGCCGTTCGGCGCCGCCAGCACGGTGTTCGCCGTCTGGCTGGCCAGCGTGCCGGTCAGCGTGCCGCTGGAGGTGACCGGCGAGCCCGACACCGTGAACAGCGACGGCAGCGCCAGCGCGACACTGGTGACCGTGCCCGCACCGCCGCTCACGCCGCACGCCGCGCCGGCGTCGGTGATGCTGGTGGCACTCGCCCATTTCACGCAATCACCCGTGGTACCGGTACCCGACTGGACCGGGATCGCCGCCGCTGCCAGCGAAGCCGCACCCGTGCCACCGTTCGCCGCCGGCAGCACGCCGGTCACCTCAGAAGCCGCGATGGGCGTCGTGCCAAGCCCAAGGGAAAAGCTGCCAGACGTGCCGATGAGCGGCCCGCTCAGCGTGCCCCCCGTCGTGGGCAAGAAGCTCTGCCAGCCCGTGTTGCCACCAAAAATCCAGGCCCCCGTGGTGGTGTTGTAGCCGAGTTCGCCGGGGAGATACGGCGCCGGCGACCACTCGGACGTTACCCGCGCGGGCACGTAAAGGTGCAGCCCAACCATAAAGTCGTCGATCTCGCCGGTGCTGGCGAAGACCGAACCAGGCGTGAGTGTGCCGAGCAGCGACATCGAATATGGCGGCAGCGTGCTGGTCTGCGCCGCCGTCCCGCTGGTGTACGAGTATTCCCCGACGATGTTGTCGATGCCGCCACCGTCGAGCGCGGTTGACTGATAGACCCACGAGGTGGTGGACGCTGGCGCAGGTTGCAGCACGAGCCAATAGCGGTGAGCCGGGGGAAGATCGGGCGTCTGAAGCGAGATCGTCTTCGCGGTGATCACGCCGGACGGGAGGGTATTATCCGCCACCGTAGCGAGGACCTGCGCCAACGCCATGTCCGGCCCGACCGCGCCGGATTGCGTCTCGGGCGCCAGCGACACAGTGAAGGAGCCGCTGCCGCCGCCCCCGACCAGGTTCAACACCACCGACGTCGGCTGTGTGCGCGTGTACGCCGGCACCGTGAAGGATTGCGCGACCGGAGGCGCGGCGCCAGTCAGCGGCTGCGCGTCAGCGACCGTCGCGCTGTTCGGCGTGCTGTCGAACAGCTTTTGCGCGGTCTGGATGCTGCCTGCCGCGGAGTAGGAATAGCCGGCCAGAGGCGGCGCAGAGACCGTCACAGGGCCGCTGATGGGCCCACCGGCGCTACTGAACGGCGTGAACCCCAGCGCACCCGTCACGTCCGCGCTACCCAGCGTCACCGCGCCCGTGCGCCCGAACACGCTGGTGACCGAGGCCGACAGCGTGCCGGAGGTCAGCGTCAATCCAGGCCCGACGGTCAACGTCCCCAGCGCAGCGCCCGTGCTGGTCACAATCCCCGCCGCCGGATAGCCAGCGGAGGCCAGCGCGCCAGCCCCGGAGATATCGCCGATCGCCGGCTGCCCCAGGCTCGGCACGCCGGCGGTGGAGATCCCCGTCACGAACTGATGCGCCGCCGGCGCCACGCTCTCCACGCCGCCCAGCGACGTGGCCGAAGGCGCCGGCAGATCGGCCCCCACCAGCGCGCGAAACCCCGGTACGCCCGCGGCGCCACTCGGCGCGGCCAGCACGGTATTCGCCGCCTGGCTGGCCAGCCCGGCCGAGAGGGTACCGGCACTCGTGACCGGCGAGCCCGACACCGTGAACAGCGACGGCAGCGCCAGCCCAACGCTGGTGACCGTGCCAGTCCCCGCGCCACCTGCCGCCGTCAGTGTAGTGCCGCTCAGCGTCAGCCCACTGCCGATCGTCAGCGGCACGATCGCGCTGCCGGTATCCAGCAGAATGCCGCCCCCAGCGGGCAACTGCCCCCACTCCACCGGCCCGACCGGCCCCGCGCAGGCCGCCGTCGAAAGGACCGCCAGCAGTCCCGCGGCGCCGAGCCGCATCAGGAAACCCACCACGTCCCACTCCCGTCGAAATCGAAGCTCGCGGCGCCGTTCACGCCGATCTCGGCCGGCGCGTTCAAGGGCAGCTGCTCGATCGCCTGGTTGATCGGCGGATACACCAGCAGCGTCTCGGTGCTGCGGTTCAGCACCCGCATGTGCGCGGCGCCGGTGCCCAGCAGCACACCCGCGCCGGCCGGGCACACCGTCACCACGTTCAGCGCCGCGCTCAGCGGGAACGCGGCGCCCTGGACGGTGCCGGTGGCCGTCAACGCGCCGGCGAAGCTCGGCGCCGGCGGCGTCGCGACCTGCGTAATCTGGATGATCATTGGGTCACCGACCTTTCCACACGGACCGCGAAGGTCTGGCTGTATGCCGGCAGGCCGCCCAGCACCGCCTTGATGTCGGCGCGCAACACGCCGATCGGCCACGCGACGGTGTCCACGACCTCGATGCTGGCGGTGCCCATGGTCGCTCCCAGCGTGATCGGCAGCGCGGCGATGATGTTGCCGAGGCCGTCCCGCACCTGGCTGCTCAGCGCCACGGCGGACAGATCGGCCGGCGTGCCGTCGTCGTTGTTGAACTGGAGGTTCACCACCAGCGCGGCGCCCTGCTTGATGCAGACCTCGGCCCTCACGGGATGGGCCACGGCTGCGCCGGCACCACCGTGGTGCGGTTCTGGATCGCTTGTGTCGCGGCGTAGATGGCGTTGCGGATGCCCACCGCGACCGCCTGGAACTGGGTCGCCGCGGCGATGGTCCCGACCGCGGCGAAGGTGTGCGCGCCCAGCGCGTCATCGTAGATGAAGCTCGCGCCGCCGCCCGGCAGACCGTCGCCGGCCTGGATGCCCAACGCGACCTCCCCCATCGTCGCCCGGCTGGCCGGGTCGATCGCATAGGTGCCGTTCACCGCCGGCATGCTGGCCGAGGCGATCGCGCAGGTGCCGGTGTTGAGGAACGCGGCGGCTTCCTGCGCGGGCGTCACGCTGCCGTAGGCAGGAAACGCCGCCGCCAGTTGCGCCGCGGTCGGGGGTGCCGCGAAGTAGACCTCGCCGGGCAGCAGGTTCGCGGGGTCGTTCCAGGCGCGGAAGCTGGCACCGTTGTTCGAGTATGCGTAGCCCATCAGATGTTGTCCTCCCAGCCGCGCACCGCGAAGGCGATCGTGCTGTTGCTGGCCACGTAGATCGACGCCCCCTCGATCACGAGCGCGCCTTCGATCACCGAAGCGCCCCCCGACGTGCCGATCGCGTTGACGAGGGGCGGCGGATTGGTGGTCGACTCGTAGGCGCCGTAAGCGGCGTTCGGCGCGGCCATCCCCGCCGCGTTGGAGACCGCGCCCATGGCGATCACGACATCGATCTTTGTCGCCGAGGGCGGCACGTAGGAGGCCAGCGAGACGGCAACCCACGTCGGGGCCGTGGGCGAGCCCTGCACGCCGCTCGCCATGATCGGAAGGGCCGCGGTGTTCGTGCCGGCCGTCACTTGGTTCTGCGCGTGTGGACCCCGCTGGATCACCCGCATCAGGTTGCCGCTCGCGTCCAGCCAGACCGAGCCGACGTAGCGAAAAAAGGTGTAGCCGGCCGGCAGCGTCGGCGCTGTCGCGCTATGCGAGCACAAGGCGGCGATCGCCGCCGTCGTCGGATTGTAGATGATGAAGAACGCGAGCCACTGGCTGACACCGAGCGCGCCGTTACCATCGTAGCCGCCCGCGCCGATCGTCCCGGTCGCATAGGCCACCGCGACCCCGCGCAGCTGCACGGTCTGGCCCGCGGCGTTCGACACTGTGATCGCGCTCGCCGCCCAGGTCCCCGCCGCGTTGCCCGTCACCTGGCCGACCAGGCCGGTATAGCCGCCCTGGATCGTCATCGGCTGCGCGGTCGAGCCGATCAGCCAGTGCCCGGCACCATCCCCCGTCAGTTCGACCGGCGTCCCCAGCGCCACCGCCGGCGCGCTCGCCGCGGCATAGGACGCATTCAGGAACGTGTCGGTCCCCGCCGCCGCCAGCGTGACGGTGTTGGCCGTCGCGTCGGTCCGGACGAACAGGAACCGCAGCGGCACCGGGTTCATGCTCCCCGCCGGCGTCGCCGCCGCCACAGCCGGCAGGTCCAGCACCACGTTCCCCGCCGCCGCACTGACCAGCACCACCCCCGCGTTGTCGGCGGTCAACGCCGTCGTCCCCGCGGTCGAAACCGTGGTGGTGTTGCCCCCGGCCAGCCGCTTCACGCCGAGCAGCCCCTGATCCAGCACCGCCGCGTTCGCGACCTGGCCGGTCCCCTCGATCAGACCCCCGACCAGCTCTTCTTGCGTCGCGGTGCGGTCCGCCGCGATCAGCGCGGTGCCCTGCTGGTTCAGTGCCAGGTTCAGATCCTGGTACTGCCGCTTGCCGGCGTTCGTGATGTAATTCGCCGCGAGCGTGCGATCCATCTTCCCCTCAGTGGTATGCGAAATAGGGTTGGGTATGCAGCGGCGCGAACGCCCGCACGACGCACTCCATCAGGTTCGGCGTGAACGCGCCGATCAGATCGCCGCACTGCGCCGCGCCGCAGACCGCCTGGGTCACGCGGGTCGCCGGCAGCCCCACCAGGAAGCTGCACTGCTGCGGCGACGGCACCAGGCTGTCGCCGCACACGCTCCCCCCGCACATCGACTGCGGGTATTCCGTGATCGTCATCGTCACGCCGATCGCCGCGGCGGCAGCGATGAACCACCCCGGATACGCGCCCGGCGCGCCGGTCCACCGCTGCCAGGCCAATGCGGCCTGATCGGCGAAGGACAGCGCCAGCTGGTCGCGCCCGCACGGGTCGGGGCCGAGCACGCGCTGATAGTCGCTCAGCAGATCGGGCGCGGTGCGTGGGTCGATCTGCGGCAGCATCGCCTCGCAGCGGCCTTCCACCAGCGATATCTCGTTGGCGAGCGCCAGCCACTTCGCCGCCGTGAAACTGTCCGCGTCGCCCTCCGGCCACGCGAACCCCTCCGGGGCGATCGCCAGCATCTCGGCCTGGACGGCGCGCGGTGTCCTCATACGAAGCTCACCGTGCCCAGCACCGGCAGCGACGTCGGCGCCGCAGTGTAGTCAGCCGCCGGCAGCGTGCGGTCGTGGCTGAACTCCCCGTCCGCGGCCGACAGCGCCGCGTCCGCGCGCGACATCTCCATCGTGCCGCCGATCGCCCCGTCGATGATAGCCCAGGCGGTCAGCGCGGTGACCGCGGCGGCGCGGATCGGCACCGTGTCCGGGTTCAGATGCAGCGTGAAATTCAGCGGCACCAGCGTCGCTGCGACCACATCCACCACCGGAACGCCGAGCGGCCGGCGCGCCGTTCCGTCATTCAGATACGCCGTCGCGGTCGCGAGCTCCGGCGCCGTCGGCACCCGCCAGCCCACCGCCGGCGCGATCGCCGGCATGGCGATCGCCACCGTGACGCTACCCAGCCCCGGGGAGATCGCCGCGACCAGCGCACCCGGCAGCGCCTGCTCGGCCCACTGCACCCAGTCGCTGGCGTTGCCGCCCGCGCCGCGCGCGCGGATCCGCTGAAGGATGCGCGCCCGGAAACTGTCCAGGCTTTCCAGATCCGCGCCTCCGCTGATCCCGTTCGCATCGACCGCGACCGAGACCAGGCCGCCCAGCGGCGCAACCGGCGTCAGCGCCGTGGACGCCGGCAGATCGCCGGCACTCCCCGCCGCCTGCGCGGCCACCGGCACGGACAGCGTGCCCGCGGCGGCGATCGTGCCAGCCGCCGTGGTCTCATAGACCGCGCCGCCCGGCGCCGTGATCTCGAACAGGGCTGGCACCACCAGCGCCGCGTTCGTCACGAACAGCCCGTTGCCGGTCGCCGCCACCGGCTGCCCCTGGGTAATCCCCCAGACGGCGCCATGCCGCGGCAGCCAGTCCTCGGCCGTGTCGGGCATCAGCTCCTTCGCGAGCCGCCCCTGATACAGGTAGAGGTCAAAAGTCGTCAGGCCCGTCAACCGCGCATCGATCGCCAGCAGCGAGTTCGGCGATCGCGCGTCCGGCGTCGCCGGCGGCGCGCCGGGGTTCCGCAGCGCATAGACCCGCGCGTATTCTGCCTCCAGCACGCCGGCGGCGCGATCGGCGATATCGCTGGGCTGCGGGACCGTCCAGGGCATCAGCCGCCCACCGGAACGGTCAGTGACACCTGCTGCGCGCCCAGCTGCGCCTGGATCCCCAGCATCCCGCGCATCACCCACCGCACCGTCACGGTGACGGGCATCTGGTGCTTGCTCTCGAAGAACGCCAACGCCTCGGCCGTCGCGCTCTCACCCAGCCGCCGCGCCGGTTCATCCTGCTTGCGGCGCTTCACCAGCCACAGCCGCGAGCCGGTCAGGTCCCCGTTCGGATCCAGCGCATCGCCCGCCCAGCCGCGCCGCGCGTCCAGCCGGTTCGGCGCGTAGTCGTCGGTCACGACATCCGGCAGCGCGTCGTCGGGATGCGCGCGGCGATCGGACCCGATCGCCACCAGCACCGTCGTCGCCGGCGTCGTGTCCAGCACCAGGTCGGTGCCGTCGAACGCCAGGTCGCAGCGCTGTGTCGCCACATCGAACGAAAGCTGGGGACCGAGGAACATGCGCGCACCTTCGCGCGCGCGCGGGGCGGCCGGACACCCTATCGCCCGATAGGATCAGACCGTCGCGCTGGGGGTTCCTGTCACGCCGCCCTGCGGGTCGGTGTGCGTGTGGCCGTCGTACGCCGTGCGGAAGGCCCCCACCGTCCCATGCGCCCCGCCGAGGTCGCTGATATCGCCGGACGCCACAATGCTGCCCGTCACCGTCACGTTCCCGTCGATCGCCACGCCGCCGGCGGCGACGATGGAAACCCCCTGCGGCGCGCTGACCGTCACGGTGCCGCTGTTCACGATCACGGCCGTGGCCGCCCAGACCTCCACGGTGCCCCCAGCGCGGATCGCCACGCGCGAACCGTCGGAGCCGTACAGCACCGCCTCGCCCTTCCCCAGCCCACCGAACCGGATGGCCGGGCATCCCGGCGCCAGCACCACCAGGTTGGCCGGGTCCCCATCCAGCACCAGCACATGGCTGATCGCGCCATCGCCCGGCGCGTTGCTCGCGAAGCCGAACGGCTGCGCCACCTCCACCGCGTCGTGCACCGCGCCGTCGGCGGTCTGGATCTGCGCGGTCTGCACCTGGCCGGTGTCATCGACCGCCAGCAGCAGCGCGCGGGCCGGCCGCGTCACGGCACGCTCGGCGCGGTCGCGGCCGGAGGCGCCTGGCGCCGGCGGTCGCGATGGCGCGGCCCGACCGGATCGGCCACCGCCAGCAGGTCATAGGTGCCGCGGCGCACCACCCGCAGCGTGGTGATCATCCCCGCCGCGCCGTAGGCGAAAGCCACCCCGGCGATCAGCATGTCCTCGTTGATCCCGCAGTAGGGATCGCTCACCGGCGTGACCTGGTTCGGCCGCCACAGCGTGCCCCCCGGCTTGTCGCGCCAGTCCAGCACCCGGTAGTGCAGGCTCAGCGACCGCCCGCGCGCGGTTCTCAGCATCCACTGAGCCTGCTCTTGGACCGTGCTGGAACCGCTCTGAGAGCGTGCGCGCCGCACCGTCGGCAGCCAGCGCGTCACGCCGGGGTCGATCGCGTGCCCGGTCATCAGCACGCCGCCGGCCTCGATCGCGGTGGCCCCGCCCGGTGCCACGCTGCACGGACCGCCGGAGGGTGTGACACCATGCGTCAGGGCCGGCGCCACACCCGCGCGCCGGCCGTTCGCGGCCGGGGTCTGGCCCTTGACGAAATAGTCGCTGAACCGCTGCGACCAGTCGTCTTCGCTACTCGCCCCCACCACGTTCTGCCCCAGCCACAGCGGCGCCGGCGCGCGCGTCACGCCGCCGCGCGTCAGCACCAGGCCGCCCAGCCCGTCGCTCGTCACCAGCACCCCGCGCTGCCGCGCCGCCATGTCCAGCACGTCGCGCCCGGTGTCTTCCGGATGGAGCGCCAGGCGCGGGAACGGCGCGCCCAGATCCACGTCGGCCGAGGCCGTGATCCCGAACGGCGCGCACACCTTCTGCGCCAGCGCCAGCAGCCCGATCCCGCGGAACTCGGTGGGCCCGCTCGGGAACGCCGCGCCGCGCACCAGGTCCCCCGTCTTGTCCAGGCCGCCCACTTCGCAGGACAGCCGCTCGCCGTCGATGCTCAAGGCAACCCGGCCGATGTAGCCGATCAGCACCTTCTCCCCGTCGATCGCCAGCGTGGCCGGCGCGCCGGTCAGCAGCGGCGTCGGCAGGGACGGGCCCACCAGCGCCGCGTCCGCCCGCGCGGTGTCCAGGCATTGCAGGCTGAACCGGCCCGACAGCGATTGCAGATCCCGCTCGATCGAGACCTTGCTGAAGTCGGTGAACACCTGGCTGCCCACCGTCAGCGTCACGCGCCGGGTCGGCGGACCGCCCGCGGTGGACGAAGCGCCGCTCATCCGCGCAGCACTTCCAGCACGCCGGGCGCCACCACGCCGGGGTGCGCGATCGCGTTGCGCTGCACGATGTCCAGATAGGTGGCCACCACCTGGTCGGGCGTATCGCCGGCCAGCGCCTGGGCGATCTGCCACACGCACGCCGAATGGCGCAGCGTGAACCCGGTGACCGACGGCAGCCGCCCGATCAGGGTGTTCATGTCGGCCGACAGCGCCGCCTGCGCGGCCACCAACATGCGCCACAGATCCCCGGCCGAGCGCGGCTGGCCGGCCGCCGCCGCCGCCGCCAGGGTCGTGGTGGCGGCAAGCGCAGTCCCGAGCGTGGCGGCCCATGTCATCGCCTCCTGCTGGCTGTCGAACGGGATCACGGTCGCGGTCTGCACCGCGTCGGCCAGCGCCAGCGCCTGCGCGGCCAGGGCGACCGCGATCGCAGTGGCACTCGCCCCGCTCGCCGGCGCCGCGCCGGCCACGGCCGTCAGGATCGCGGTGGTGGCCACGCGCGGATCGATCGGCACCGGCGCGCTGGTGCT